ATATGATGATGCTGAAAAGGATTTAGAAATAATCAGAGAGCAGATGTCAAATACATATGAACTTCCACCTCTTGATATGATAGGATAATGGTATTAAATCCTTTTTTCACTCAGGGCACATCTTCTGAACAGAATCTTGTTCAGGATTTGATTAATGAACAACTAAGAACTTATGGGGTGGATATTTTTTATCTACCTAGAAAATACTTGGCAGAAAATACTGTTATCAGAGAAGTAGTTCAATCAAAGTTTGATATAGCACTTCCTCTTGAAGCATATATTGACAATTATGATCAGTATTCTGGAGCAGGAAATTTACTATCAAAATTTGGTATTGAATCTAAAGATGAAGTAAGACTTATAATTTCAAGAGAGAGATTTGAGAATTATATAACTCCATTAATTCAAGATCAGGAAAATATAAAGTTATCGACAAGACCCAAGTCTGGAGATCTTATTTGGTTTCCACTTGATGATAGAATTTATGAAATTAAAGATGTTGAATATGCAAAACCATATTATCAACTACAAGATCTTTATGTCTATGAATTATATTGTGAACTCTTCCAGTTGGAGGATGAAGTTATTGCAACTGGAATTGAAGAAGTTGATAATAATTTAATTGGTGAAGATTATGATGGTTCTACTGATGATGGAATCAATACTATTCAAGGTCCCACACAAACACTTACTTTAGTTGGTGCTGGGGTAACTGCTACAGCAACTTCCGCTATCTTTGATGGTGGCGTTAGATTATTCACCATATCTAGTAGGGGTGGTGGGTATAGTAGCGTACCTACAGTAGGCGTCACATCCGCTCCAGCGGGCGGTACAGCAGCGATTGGTATTGCCACCATGATTGGTGGTATTAACGTGTGTAATCTAAATGCAAATCCAAAATTACAATCAGTTCAAGCAGTTAATATTGCCAATTCTGGTGCTGGATATACTGTAGCACCTGGGGTAAGATTTTCTGGAGGAGGGGATGGAGTTGGAGCAGCTGCTACAACAACAATTGGAGATGGCGTTGTAGGTATTGTAACAATAACATCAGGTGGTTCTGGATATGTAGATAATCCAATAATTAATTTTACAAATGAGATATTCTTATCAGGAGTCACTACAGTTTCTGCAGCTGCAACTGCCGTAGTTAGTGCTGCTGGAACCATAACTAATATCTATATTACAAATGCTGGTCTTGGATATTCTGTCGCACCAACTATTGTTGTTGGAAATTCTGAGAGTACTGGATCTGGAACATTCGCATTTAATGAAGTAGTAACAGGATCTTCTAGTGGAACTACTGGAAGAGTTAGGACATGGAATTCTACAACCAATGTTCTTGAAGTAGGAACTGTTACTGGAGAATTTTCTCTTGGAGAGAATATAGTTGGCGCAACTTCTGGAGCATCTTATGCCCTTAGAGTTGCTGATGCACAACCAGCTGATGATGGATTTGCTGATAATATTAATATTGAGACTGAAGCAGATAAGATAATTGACTTTAGCGAGCAGAACCCATTCGGGATGCCCTAAATAAAGATATCTTAAGATAAAGATATTGTAGGTTTTAACATGTTTGAATATTTTTACAACGAAATATTGAGGAGGACCATTATATCTTTTGGTACACTCTTCAACAATATCAGCATTAAGCATGAAGACTCCTCAGATAACGTTGTAAGCGTTGTAAAAGTTCCTTTAGCATACGGACCTACTCAGAAGTTTTTAGCAAGGATGGAGCAGTCTCCAGACCTCAATAAACCCTTTGCAATTACTTTGCCTAGGATGTCTTTTGAGTTTACTGGATTAACTTATGATCCATCAAGAAAAGTATCTACAACTCAGACATTTACTGTAAAAGACCCAAATGATGGGACTGAGACTAAGAAATCATATATGCCAGTTCCATATAATATGCAGTTTGAACTGTCTGTTATGGCAAAGTTAAATGATGATGCTCTTCAAATTGTAGAGCAAATTTTACCATATTTTCAACCAGCATATAATTTATCAGTAGAGTTGGTTGAGGCAATTAAAGAGAAAAGAGATATTCCTGTCGTCTTGGAAAATATTACCATGCAAGATGATTATGAGGGGGATTTTACATCTAGAAGAGTACTTCTCTATACATTTAGATTTACTGCAAAAACATATCTATTTGGTCCTGCATCCAATGCAACCAAGGATATTATCAAGAAGGCTACTGTCAGTTATCTTACTGGAACAGATACTTCAAATACAACAAGAGAAGTTTCTTACTCCTCAACTCCAAGAGCAATCAAAAATTACACTGGAGATGCGGCAACTACTCTCGCTGCAGACATAACCATATCTGTGAAAACATTTGAGGTTGCGGATGGTTCTACTCTGACTAAGGGAACTTATATTGATATTGATGGAGAGGAAATGTTCATCAAATCTATTAGTGGAAACAAAATTACCGTCAATCGTGGTCAAGATGGAAGTACCATTACAACTCATTTGGGTGGAGCATCTATTCATAAGATTGATGCTGCAGACGATGCTTTGGTTGAGGTTGGAGACGACTTTGGATTTAGTGGTGGTATCTGATGACATCTATGACTAAAAAATTTGACGGACTAAACGAAACTTTTAATACAAATGATGACCTTCTTCATCCAGAAGTTATAGAAAAAAAAGTTGAAAAAATTAAAAACACTGTTGATGATGTAAAAAAAGATTATGATTATACGAGAGGTAATTTATATTCTATAATTGAAAAGGGGCAAGAGGCAATTAATGGTATTCTTGAACTTGCACAAGAGAGTGAAATGCCTAGAGCATATGAAGTTGCTGGGCAGTTAATTAAAAACGTTGCTGATGCTACTGACAAACTGATGGATCTTCAGAAAAAACTAAAAGATGTTGAGGAAGAGAAACAAACAAAAGGACCATCAACTGTAAACAATGCATTATTTGTTGGATCAACTGCAGATCTAGCAAAGATGTTAAAAGATGGACTTAAGGAAGAAGATAAATAAATCTGGGAGAGAAATCCCGAAGTACAAAAGTTACTAATAGAATGTCTAAAGAAGAATTGCCTTCTATTGATGATGAGATCGTTAATGATCTGCCATCAGTCGAAGATTTTATAACAGAAGAGAATGCAGAGGAACTCCCTTCTGTTGAAGAATATATTGAAAAAGAAGAGGTTGTAGAAACTGTTGAGGAAGAAGTAGAGCAGGCAACAGATCTAACAGAAATTGTACGTCTGATTAATGACGTAAGAAAGGATATACCAGATATTCCAGAAGTAAAATATTATGATGCAGAGTTAGAAAAACTTTGTGAAATTGTAGATCAAGTAAGATCAGAAATACCAGAAGTCAAATCATATGATTCTGATATTGAAGCAATTTGTGGTGAGATCGATCTTGTAAAGGAGAACATACAAGATTTACCTGAAGTCAAATATTATGATGAACAGGTTACTTTAATTGAAGATAGGATTGATACTCTCCAAACGGAAGTAACAAATCTCCCAGAAGTCAAATATTATGATAAAGAAATCGAAGCAATCTGTGAAGCGATCGATGATGTAAAAGCACAGATTCCCAAGTTTCCTAAATGGGTTAATGAAATAAATGAAGTTCCAGATTTTTCTTGGATCGGAAAAACTTTTAGTGTAATTGATGATGATTTTATAAAAGTTAATGATACAATTGATGGACTGCAGACAAAGGTTGACTTTGATTTAAGTGAATTATCTGAGGACATTCATAAAAAACATTTTGAAAATTCAGTAAAAGTTGATGCAGAAATTACTAACCTTGATGAAAAAGTCAATGTTAGAATTGATGAAGAAAAGGATAAGATTTGGAAAGAACTTAGAGCATCCTCTCTTAAGATATGGGAATATCATAAAGAGTTTAAAGATGATGATAAGAAATTAAAAAAACAAGTTCTTGGAGAATACAATACTCTTAAACAGAATATTAATAAAGAACTTAAGGAGATTAACTATAGTAGTGTAAAAACTGACGAATTACTTCTTAAGTATTTTAATGAACTAAAGAGTCAGATTTCAGATCTTCCAGAAGTTAAGTACTATGATGAAGATCTTAAACATGTAAGATCAGATATTAAGGGTCTGTATAAACTTGTCGAGGACATAAAAGAAACTAATAAAATACTAAAAGAAGAACAAAAATTATTATCAGAGACCAATGTTCCATTAGGTGAAGATCCTCCAGGTACAAAAAATCCAGACCCACTCACTCCACTTAATCAAAATTTCGTAACACTTGATCAACTGCAGCAACACTATAAAAGATTTGTAGAAAGAGTTCAATATCAACTTGGATCTATCGGTGGTGGTGGAGAGACAAGACTTCAATATCTTGATGATATTGTTGGTATTGCTACCAACCTCAATGCATATGATGGAATGGTTCTTCAGGTCGATGTAAATGGGCCTGCAGGAAAGAAATTTAAATTTGGTGGAAGTGTTGGTGCAGGGGGAACATGGTCCTCTGATGCTATTGGTGTTAGTACGACTAAAAATGTCGGTATTGCTGCTACTGCAAGAACAGATTTTGCTCTTTATGTTGGTGGTAATCAGTATGTTGATGGTAATGTAACTGTTGGAGGAACTATTACGTATGAGGATGTTAAAAATGTAGACTCTATTGGTATTGTAACTGCAAGAACTGGAATTAAAGTTCTAGATGGTGGCATCAATGTAGTTGGTATATCTACAATAAGTACAGGAGTTGGAACGATCCATATTGGCGTCGGTAACACCGCACTATTGGTTCAAGGTGATGCAAGAGTCACAGGTATTCTTACGATTGGTCAAGGATCCATTACTTTAGATCCAAACAATAAAGAAATAACTGGTATTGATGAAATTATTGTTGGATCTGGAGCATCATTATCATTAGCACCTCTGTTTGCTAGTGCAGGTAAGTTTGTTGTTGACTATAGTAAGTTAACTTTAAAGGGATATAATTCAAATAATGAGGGAACATATGAAAGGCAGAGCAGTTCTTTTGTTCTAGGTACTGCACCAACTTCATCTGGAAGTGCTAGATTCCAATCTTATAGCGGATTTTATTATTTCTTGCATGAAAGTGATAATTCAAAAATAATTATTTTTAATATAGTTACTGGAAATTGGGACGCAGTTCATAGTAATGGATCCAATTTTTCATCACCAAGTAATGGACAATTAGTAAATCCAATAACAAATTATTCTTTTGTTACTCCAGTTAGAGCATTTTTTGATGATACAGGTAAAGCATATCCAGGGTCAGGAAGAGGAATTGAATATAAAACTACAGTTACTGGGCAAACACAATCTATTGGTATTGCAACTGCATCTTCATTAACTGTAGCAGGCATAATTACTGCCTCAAGTTTTAGGGGTGATGGTAGTCAATTAACTAATATCATTTCTGGTGTTGGGATTCAATCGGGATCAGTTCGTGTTGGCACTGGATTTACTGACGTTAAATTTACTGGAGCAGGTGTAACAATTGTAGGGTCTGGAACGACTGTAACTGTTAATATTCCATTCTCAACAATCACTAGACAGACAGAAACATCTTCTGGTGTAACAACGAATTTTACAATTACTGGTGGATATGAAGTTGGTTTGATTGATGTGTTCCTGAACGGAATTAAACAGAGAAGTGGAGTTGACTTTACGGCTACCAATGGGTCTGTTGTGACTATGACACCCTTTATTAGTGATGGTGATGTTGTTGAATTTCAAAAAATAGATCAACTAACAATTGCTGGAATTACATCAGTAACCAATGCTACTAATGCATATAACATAATTGGTGGAGTGGGTTATGCATCATCAGCAGGAATATCAACAAATTCCTCTCAATTAAATGGTCAAGCAGCATCTTATTACCTAGACTATAATAACTTTTCAAATACACCAACAGTTCCAACAAATAATAATCAATTAACCAATGGTGCTGGATTTATTACCACATCATTTACTAACACTAATCAACTGACCAATGGTGCTGGATTTATTACCACATCATTTACTAACACTAATCAACTGACCAATGGTGCTGGATTTATTACCACATCATTTACTAACACTAATCAACTGACCAATGGTGCTGGATTTATTACTGCGACATCATCTGGTACAGGATTGAGTGGAATTGTAACTTCTATTGTTGCTGGAACTAATGTAACTATATCTGGATCAACTGGAGTAGTAACTATTAATTCTTCTGGAGGAGGAGGAGGTTCTTCTGGAATTGAAGTTTTTAATAATGGATCTTCAGTTGGAACTGGAATAACTTCAATAAATTTCAGTACTAATGTAACTGCAACTGCTAGTGGAGGTATTGCAACAGTAACTGCCTCTGGTGGAGGTGGAGGTTCAGGTCCAGATCCAGTAATCATGGGAATGATATTCTAAATATAACAGGGAGATAAAAACATGGCTGCACCAAACTTAAAAAGTCCAACAACAATTACTGGAAAGACTGCAAGATATGCTGTGACTGCATCTATTGCTGCTGCATTGAGCAACGCTTCTTCTAGTGGTAAGGTATTAAAAATTAATAGTATTCTTTGTGCAAATGTTGATGGCACAAATTCTGCTGATATTAGTGTCAGTATTTACGACGGTTCAACAGATAGATATATTGCGAAGGTAATTTCTGTTCCAGCAAAAGCAACTCAAATTTTGTGTGCAAAGGATACATATTTTTACTTAGAAGAAGGTGACTCTATTCGTGCAGTTGCATCAGCAGCAAGTGATCTTGAACTTGTTATTGGGTATGAGGATATTTCATAATGTCAAAGGCAAGAGGTCTTATTACAGGAGGGAATTTTGAATCAAGATCTTCTGGAATGTATGACAGTGTTGATAATGTAAGAATTGCTGCTATATCCCAAGCAGGATTGAAGAAAGTGGGATCGCAGCAAACAAACTTATACACCACTGGAATGAGTTATCCATATGCATTTGCTTGGTCACCAGATGGACTTCATTTGTATCTCACATATAATGGTGATTATATTAGACATATTGAGTGTACCTCTCCTTTTAATACATCAGGATCAAGCACGCAAGCCACCTTTAACTGTTCACCTTACGATAGCAATACCTATTCAGTAGAAGTATCCCCAGATGGAAGATACCTTTATTTTGGAGGGACTACTGCTGATACTATAAACCAGTTCACAATGGAGAATCAATGGGATATATCAACTAATCCAACCAATAATCTGTTTAGTCCTGGATATGAACAAATAAACAAAAGATTAGATAATATTTATGGTATAGGTAGTGCGGATGGATATGTAAGGGGATTAGAATTTAATAATGATGGCACAAAATTATATTTAATTGGACGGGGTGATGATAATATTCAACAATTTACATTATCAACTGCATATGCTGTCGGAACAGCATCATATGATGGTGCGTACAATGTTGGTGGAGATGGTCTTGGATCTCCATATGGTTTCAGGTGGAATAATGATGGAACCAAATTTTTCGTAGTTGACTATGGTCTAGATTCGGTAATTGAGTATAGTGCATCAAATGCATATGATGTTACAAGTGGAACAATAACTGAGGGAACAAATTATTCTGTTTCTTCATATGAGACCAATCCCTTTGATGTAGGATTTAATGCTGATGGAACACAAATGTTTGTTATTGGCAGTACTAGTGACAAAATTCATGAATGGACTTTAAGCACTGGATTTGATCTATCGTCAACAGTAACTTATGTTTCAGGAACAGCATTAGGATTAGCTAATCCAACAGGATTTGATTTTAACCCTGACGGAACAAAGATGATAGCGGTTGATTATGATACAGATACGGTCAAAGCATATAACCTAAGCACAGGATTTGATTCATCAACAATTTCAAACTACGAAACACTTGATTTATCAACAATCATGTGGGCTGGCAATCCAAGTGGAACCCCTTATTTAACAAATTACATTGCTGCTCCGAGCGGTTGTAGATTTAATGGTGATGGGACTACATTCACAGTTCTAGATGTATATTCTTCCGCGTATGATAAGGCAGTGTCGTTTCCGTTAACGACTGCATACGAATTATCAAGTTTTGCTGATGGTTGTATAGATTTGACAACTCGTGGCAGCAACTATCCAGTATCATTTAGGTTTAATTCTGATGGAACAAAGTGTTATGTTTTGGATGGAAGTGATGATAAGATATATCAATGGAGTCTTGCCGCACCATATGTTTTAGGTAGAGGTTCAACCGCAATGGTTTATGATGGAGTATCATCATCTCTTACTACATCAGACCCAGCATTAAAAGGTTTTGACTTTACTCCTGATGGAAAAGGTATATTTACTTGTGGAAATTCTACTGATACAATTGGACACTACACACTCTCAGTTGCCTATGATGTTACTAGCACATTGACATTTGTAGCAGCAATAGATACATCATCATTTGAAGCAGATCCACAAGAGGTTCGTGTTGTTAATACACCCGATGGATACAAACTCCATTTCTTAGGAGCAGGATCTGATAAAATTTTTGAAATGGATATTAATTTCTAAATAGTTAAAAACATCTCATGAGCAAGACTAGACAAATTGCAAATATGGTTTCTAGTGGCACTGATGCTCGTATGAACATCCCCACCTTTACAACCACACAAAGAGATGCTGGGTCTTTTGATGCTGGGTCGGTAATATACAATACCACTTCAACTAAATTGGAGTTTTACAATGGTTCTTCTTGGATAGCACTACCAGGAATGTCTCTTGGTCTTACTGTGGCACTTGATGGATGATAAATAATAATGAGTAATTACTCTTTTGAATGAAAAAGAACGGTCGCTGTCCTGCAGGACAATACTACTGTTACACTGATAAAAAGTGTAAACCGATCCCTAAAGGATTTAAGGTTGTGGGACCTTCTGGAATGCTTCGTAAGGAGAATGGTCATTCCGTAGATGACAATACCGAAACTAAAAAGAACGGTAATGGTAATGGTAATGGTTCCAATGGAAATGGTAATGGTGGAGGAGTAAGTGAATCGAAAAGTGGTGATTCTTCTCTGCGTGACTGGTTTGGCAAGAGTAAGTCTAGTGATGGCAAGCCTGGTTGGGTTCAACTGGGTGGGAAATACGCTGGAAAACCTTGCGCCAAGCAACCAGGACAAACCACAAAACCAAAATGTGGTTCCAGTAAAATGAAACGCAATCTCTCCAAAGATGAAGAGCAAGCAGCGTTTCGTAGAAAGAATAAAAAAGATCCAAATCCAAATAGATCAGGGAAGGCAATTAACGTGAAGACTGAAGAATTTACAACACTACCTTTACAGATTGAAATCCCAAATAATATTAGAGATTTTAATCTTGGACTTATGTTCCGTGAAAGTTTGGATATAAACAGTGGTATGCTCTTTATTTTTAATGAAGTTGCAGAACAGTCTTTCCATATGAGAGAGACAAAAATTCCTCTTGATATTGCTTTCATTAGAGAGGATGGAACAATTGAAAGTATTAAAGAATTAGAACCATTTGATGAAAGTTCAATTGCCTCTGATGGAGAGGTTCTGTGTGCATTAGAAGTAAACCGTGGATGGTTCGCAGAAAATAATGTAGAAGTCGGTGACGAGATTGATATTGATGAAGCAGCGGGAGAGAAAGACGCTTGCTATCATAAAGTCAAGTCACGTTATAAAGTTTGGCCAAGTGCATATGCGTCAGGAGCACTAGTCAAATGCCGTAAGAAAGGTGCTGCTAACTGGGGTAATAGCACAAAGAAAGAAGAAACAGAAATAGGTGAAGCATGTTGGAAGGGTTATGAGAAGAAGGGTATGAAGACTATGTTTGGAAAGAGATATCCAAACTGTGTTAAGAAAACCAAGAAAGAAGATGTTGAGATTACAGATGCATATGGAGAGACTTATGCCATAATTCAAGATATCGTAAAACCAGAACCTCTCAAACCAACAGTTAATTCTATTGATTATGATACTTATGATATTGATAAGATGACCGAGGCAGTAAGATTGCCCGCAAGAACCGGCAATCTTGTTGACACATACTTTAATTTTAGAGGAAAGTATTTTTCATTAAAGATGTTCTTCCCACAAATTTCAGTTCCAAAAAAATCTGATGTTCAAGATCAGATTAATAAAGTATATCCTGGCGCAAAACTGCAAAGTTACAGGGTAACAGACTATGAACCAGGGCAACCGGTTCTCCATGCAGAAGGTGCAGCATGGACAAAAAAATCAGGAAAAAATAAAGAAGGTGGACTCAACGAAAAAGGACGCAAGTCTTATGAAAAGGAAAATCCAGGATCTGACCTTAAGGCACCAAGCAAGAAGGTTGGAAATCCCAGGAGGGCATCCTTCTGCGCTAGAATGAAAGGAATGAAAAGTAAATTAACTTCTGCTAAAACCGCAAGAGATCCAGATAGCAGAATTAACAAATCACTTAGAAAGTGGAATTGCTGAGTAATTTATGTCTGATAATGTATATCTTGGTAATCCCAATCTAAAAAAAGCAAATACTGCAATTGAATTTACTCAAGAGCAAATCTATGAGTTTATGAGATGCAAAGAAGATCCTGTCTATTTTGCTAATAACTATATAAAAATCGTTTCTTTGGATGAGGGTCTTACTCAGTTTCATCCATATCATTTCCAAGAAAAGTTAATTAATAATTTTCATGAGAATAGATTTAACATCTGTAAAA